TAAAGGTTGCTGTTCTCGCTCGCCCAAATGGGAGCAAAATAAGAATAGTACGGATAGGCGTTAGCCACAGCGCGGCTATACTCAGCCGCATAGTTTACATTGGTCTGAACAAATGCCATAGTTCAAAACTCCTTTCATTTTTTCGGGGTCAGTCCCCACGCTTTGAGGAATTGCGCTTCAGCGCCCTCGTCACCCTTGGGCATACTGCCCTGAGTCGGAGCGCCGAAAGTCGGTTTTGGTGTCGGTTCTTGCTTGTTGACGGTGAAGAACTCCTCGTACTTCTCCTGAATCCCGGTCAACTGCTCATTGATTGGCTTTGCTTTCTCGCCCCTGTCCAGCATCCCGAAAACTTGCTCGCGGAACTTGGGTTTCACACTTGCGAAGTCCTCTCCGCCGATAGCTCTCAGCATGTCGCGCTCACGCTGAAGCGCCATGTATTCGTCTGTGGTTTTCGGGTCGATGGGTTCAGGCTTCGGGACTGCCGCGACAGCCGCATCAATCTGCTTCTGAACATCCGCTTTCGGTACATACCCGGAAAGCGTGTCGTTCATCGTCTGATTCCGTGCCGCCATGATAGCGTCCACTTGGTCTTCAGGTACTCCGTGATCCATGAGAAACTTGCGAGTAAATTCTGCCATTTTTACGTCCCCCTTTTACGCCCTTAGACGATGGGCGAATCTGCGCGTTTAACGTCCCGCCGGACGAGATGGTATTAAAAAAACAGGCCGCATGTTTTACTTGCAGTCTGTTTCTTTAAGCGTTATTAAACCGTGCTTTATTTGTCGGTTTCTGCCTTGCGTTTCCTGCTCGTTTTCTTCGCTTCTACGGGCTTTTCTTCCTTGGTGGTAGATTCTACCGCCTTGGGCGGTTCACCCACCACAGCGCCGCAAATATGGCAAACCAGAGCGCCATGCGCGTTATGATACAATACAGGATGTGTGCAGTCCATGTTATTCTCCTTTCAGGGTTATCAGTTCCGGGTTTTCCTTGTCAAGGCCACGTTGCATTGACGGGTGTATATTCCCTGTTCCTGCGCCTTGCCCTGCCAGTCTCATCACAGAAATCATCAATATTCGAGCTGGCCTGTCTAACGCGCTGGCGCTGTGCCTTGATTTCTTCCTCTGACGCGCCCTGTGCTTTCATGACTTCAAGGTCGCGCTTTTCTTCTCTCAGCTTGCGCTCAAGCGCTCTTTGTTCCTGACTTTCAGCATACGCCTTCTCGTTTTCTTCCGGGTCTTGCGGCTGTCCCTTGAGCGTTGAAAAGCCGGGGATGAACGCCATCGGATAATGGCGACAGTTGATACCGAACAGCCCTGCGGCCTGTCCCTTCGTTGTCTCGCTCTCAGGATATACGCGAATCTTGTTCCCGTCAAGGTCTTCAGTCATTCCTGCGAAACCACTCCTGCTGATGACCTTACCCTGCCACGGATAGCACAGCGGTCGAGCGCCATTGTGGCTGGATACCTGATAGAAGTCCGCGCCGTAGCTGTCCGCGCGTTCCCATACCGCCGCGCGTGCCGTGTTGAACATCGTGGTACGGATGTCCATAGCTACATACGCTTCAGGACTCCACCTATGCCCGCCGTGGTCAACAAACCCGGTCAAACCGTTTCCGACCATCTTCTGCACGGCGTTGTGCATTGCCTGATTCCACGTAGAAACGCCCGTTACAACCTCGCCAGCGCCCGCGTTTAGTATGCCTTGGGTGTTCCTTACCCTCTGCACAATATCGCTCACAGTCGCCGTATATGCGTTCTGCGTGGACTCAAGCATAACCGTGTTCACGAGGTTCAGTTTGTCCGCGCTCTGTCTGTAATAGCTTTGGAACGCCTGAAGCTGGTTCGGCGTGACCTCTGCGGGCAACAGACCGCCGCCGTTCAACAAGCCCTTCTGCGCGGCTTTTCTCAGCGCGGGTTCTTCGTTCTTCAGCGCGTCCATGATAGCGGCTTCAAGTACACCGCGCAGAGCTTCATCAGCGCCGCCCATGCTCTTCAGGATGATGTCTGTCGTTTCCTTCGTAACCTGACCCATCTGTGCCAGCATCCGCGCCTGATATTCAAAACTGCCTGTTATCTGTCCCGTGCTTTTGACGTACTTGAAATGCCGCGCAAGGTTTATCAGGATTCGGTCAGTAACAGCGCCGTATACTTCCGCCATTTCATACGACATGTTATCCAAAAATGACGGTCGCATTCAATCACTCCATCCCGCCGAACAGCTTTGTTACGTCTACGCTGTTTCCTGTTCCTTCTGCCTTGATTTGTGCAAGCTCAGCGTCCGCCTGTTCAGGTGTCAGCCCCATGCCGTACTTCTTGTCCGTCATGAATGTCTTCTTGCTCAACAGCCCAGCGCCCACCAGCATCACGCCTTCATTGATGTTCGTCTGCCTGTCCTGCGTAACGCCGTCATCAAAGACAATATTCACATGGTAGCCGTTGGCGACAAGGCTTTCGATGCTCTGCCCTTCGTAGTCCATCCCGTACAGGATAGCCACATCAACGATGTTCTTTACGAGATGTTCGATAGCCGGACGAAGCTGATTCTGAATCGTCTTGATTGTCTTGTATGTCTTGCTGTTTTCGCTGACCACCTCTGTGGCAGTCTTGATGCCGCTGTGCTGGTCGAACGAGAACGTGGACGCGCTGAATCCGATCTGGAGACAAAGCACAGACAGGAAAGCGTTGATAGCGGCTATGTGTTCTTCCACTCTCAACTCGACGCTGTTGTCCTGAATCTTCAAATCGTTCGGGTCATCGGAAGCAAGCGCCTCGTAGGCTTCATCGTTCGCGTCAAAGTAACGGCACAGCGCACCCGTCTGAGGGTCTACCACCTGACGCACAGCACGCGCCGGGACAATGATTTTCTTCTTGCCCAGACGGAACTCACGCACGAAGGAATCGTAGCAGATATCCAGCGCGTGAAGCGTCTCCATCGCGTTCCCGTACAGGCTCATGCCCAACGGGCTGTTATCGTCAAGGTTATTCGCAATCGGCGTGCGCCAGTAAGAGAACAGGCTTTCGCCAACCGGGATGATTGTTTCTTCAGCAAGGAACGGATACATTTCAGCAAGCGGAACACGAATGCCAAGAATGTCTTGGCTGTCACCGTTCGCGCCCTTCTGCATCGCGCTCCTGTAAAGCTCATTACGCACCGTGTACGTCATGCCGTCCCATGTGTGCCACTCAAGGCGCGTGTAATACCAGCCGCCCTTCGCAACACGGGAGATGAACACACCTTCATGCACCTTCGCGTTGTCCCAGCTAATCGGCACAAACTGGTCTGCCATCGCGTATCCGATCTTGATTTTGTCCGTGCCTTCGACTTCTTTTCCGTTGCTGTCGTGCCGGATATCGCGCCACACCTTCAGCGCAGAGCCGCCCAAAGCGCACCCCTGCTCGATGCTCTCCTGCATCTTTTCCCTGAAAGCGTTATCGCACAGCACCTTCTGCACAAAGCAGTTCAGCGGGTCGGGGTTTTCGTCTGTGCTTTCCCTGCCGTCCATGCTGACGTTGATTCCGCATTCTTCGCCCCAGACAAGCCCAGCCATCTCAGCACAGACGGCTTTCGCGGCGTTCATGCGGTACAGTTCGCGCTTGCCATTCGGGTTCGCAATGGTCTGGCAGTCCACCAAATGCCAAGACTTGTAAAAGCCCTTGTACACCCATTTCCAGATATAGATACCGAAATCGTAGAACTGTTCAAACGCCGGGACGTTCCCCAGCTCGAACACAGTCCGATACTCGCGGGCGATGCCCGTGGCGCTTGCTGTCCTGTCCATTAGCTTTCGCCCCCAATCTCTCATTCTCGCTAAAAACTGCATATCTCACCACCCCGCTATCATGTTCGGGATTTCGCGCTCCCATGAGTATTCGAGCGCGTCAAGGCTATCAATATTCGTCGTGCCATCATCCAGCCGCACGTCTTCTGTTGTGTGCTTGCTATCCCATACTGCCGATTTAAGCGCGTCTATGGTCACCGTGCACGCCTTGTTGATAAAGTACCGACCAGCGCCCATCAACAGGCACAGCGCCCGTATACGGTCATTTATGGGCCGCTTCTGCGCGTTCCCGATGTTCACCGCAAGATGCGCTTTCGCCGCCGCCGTTCTCAGGCCGTTTATCAGCGTTTGTTCTGCGGAATCGCACCAAACATCCGTTACCAGCCAGCGCATTTGGCAACGCTTCACAAAGTCCACGAAATCCTGCTCCAGCTTGGTCGGGTTCAATGCTTCCTTCTCCCGATATTCGTCCAGCGTCACGATAGCGCCGCCCGTGGTGAAGCCCGTACACGAAAAAGCGTGTGCTGACGTGCCGCCGCCGAAGTCAACGCCGATGACGCAATGCCGGATGTTCTGCTCTGGCAAGTCATCCACAACAAACCGTTCGGGATGGTCTGCAAACAGTTTATAGATAACGCCCTCTGCCGCCACCCACAAGCCCAGAATATAGCGGTCATATAATACCGTGCCGCTGTACTCTTTCTTCAGGTTCGCCACAAAGGCCGAATCAAGAAAAGGGTTATCATCTATCGTGTACGCTTGCTGATAGATGTCCGCGTCAGACTCCAAGAACTTCTTGAACCAATGATGCGGGCTTGCGGGGTTGCACGTCCCGTCAAATACCGAATACGGCTTGTCCAGACGGCTTTTCAGCATGTCGAACACATCCGGGTTCCATGTTGTGATTTCGTCGCCGTAACAATACTTGATAGACGCGCCGCGCACCTTGTCCACGCGGTTCGCGTTGTCCGCGCCCAGACAGAACACCTTTTGACCGAACATCTCGCAACTATTGTCGGCTCTCAGGTTGCCCACATACTCCGCGCCGTACATCGTCTGCATAGGAATCAGCACATTTCGTCGGATGGTTTCACGGGTGTTGCCAAGAATCACGTTCAAACCTTCCTTCCCGGACACAGCAAGAAGCCGCTTCGGTATCAGGAAATAATCCTGATATGTTTTCCCTGAACGTGTCGCGCCCGTCTTGACGTTCCATCTATGCGTTGCGCTCTTCCAGAAGGTCTTTTGCATCGGACTAAACATCGCATTCACCGTCCAGCTTCCTGATAAGCTCATAAATGGGCGCGTTCTTGTCCGCTCCGATGCCCTGCAAGTCTTCCGTCAGGTCTTTATATGCCGCCGTTAAATCACGAATACGGAACGTGACCGTGCTTTTCCCTTCGTGCGTCCTGATCTCTGTCGCGTCAAACGGGTATTTCTGCTCAATGCGTGATAAACGCAATAAAAGCCGCTTTTTAATGTCTGCGGCTATGACTGCGTTGTCTGCGGCGGCTTCTGCTGTCTTTTGCTGTGCCTGTGCTGTGCTTTTGCTCTCAGCCTTTTCTCTGAGCTTGTGCCAGCCCTCGGCGTTGGCCTTCTTCATCAGCGTTGTGTCTGATACGCCGTATTTCTTCGCCAGCTTTCGCTGACTGATTCCGCCGCCGATGTACTCAGCGCGGATCGCGTTCCAGTCTACCCGCTTCGTTTCTTCAATGGGTATCACCCCCGGTTCCGTGTTAATAAATAGAAGAACGGAGTATCAAGCAGAGCAAGGCAGAACTTAATGCAATACTGACCTATCATGACCCCGACCAGTTCCGTGCCGCTCATGCCCAGTCCGATTCCGAACCCGATGCCGATGAAAATAACAGTGTCAATGATTTGACTTGTCATCGTGCTCCCGTTATTCCAAAGCCACCGCTGTCTGTTGTATTTTTCTTCGCCGAACTTGTTCTTTGCCCAGTCTTTTATCTTATGAAAAACAAACACATCCCAAGTCTGCGAACATCCATAAGCCACAAGACTCCCAAGCGTAAACCATCCGAGACTATTCAGCGCGGTATATGTATCGCTCCCAACAAACCACCTCTTGAATATAACCGGGGTCAGGTAAATCAATGCAGAACAGATAACTTGTGCTCCGAATCCCATCAAAACAGCGAAATTAGCTTCTTTCTTTCCCCATATCTGCCCGATAATATCAGTCGCAAGAAACGTGAGCGCATATGCAAGAACAGCGGCAGGAGCCAATAATTGAATGCTCCCCAAATAAATACCCGTCAAAATCATTCCGTTACTGCTGATAATATTCGCAGTAAGTAACGAAGTCACAAAAACAACAATCAACCCAATAAGATTTTTGCTGGTTTTTTTCACAGTGGTTTCCTCACTCTCTTATAAATGTTTATCTGCATACTTTTGAAATTTGATCCACTCAGTATAATTGTTAAGAGCCGCCTCCCTGCTGTCGCTGATCCTGTGACCTTTCGGCGCGTCTTTCTTCTGCATAGTTTTGCCGTCAAAGAAATACAGGTAACCAAAACGGTTGCCCGTTGTCCATGCCGTGCTGTCCACGCTATCAAAGTGATACTTCGGGAGCAGGGCAAGGTTTGTAAATCCAAGCCCGTGTATCTTGGCTTTTCTTTTGTGCGCTTCGGAAATAAGCGCGGGGAATGCCTTGTATTTGTCTCTTGTTATTTCCCCGCTGACAATGCCGCCGATTGCGACATAACTGTATTCATCGCACATTCTCTTGTATTCATCCATTCCACGCGATAGATGCCATACCGGGATGCTCTGCCGCCCGGTCAGCCGCTCCAGCTTTGCCCGCAGATGTTTTACCCGGTCATACCCGACCACGCTGTCTATGTCCAGCTCAAAGTATTTATCAACGTGATTTCGGTTGATAAAGTCGGCGTATCGCTCTGCGTATTCGTCAAAGTCCGGGCTACCGCCTTTCCCTTGCATAAAAGTGAAAGCCCCGCTGTCCAATAAAAAATCTCCATAATACGGCATTAGCCGTTCCGTATCGGAATCGGCATAGAAGAAGGATTCAAGGATATATGGGCGGTGAGTATGTATAATTTGGTCGTACCCCCCCCCGCTTCGCCATGGAGCAACGCCCGCAAGAAATAGCCTCATCGCTAACCATCAGGGACGGTATCCAATGCCGACTCTCGACTCCTGCCAAGAAAACACGCAATACCTTCATCCCAGCCTTTCCCATGAGCAATCATTTTCCATAGGGGTTTCAGGTTGCCTTGCACCCCCCCCCGCCAAAAATATTCTCATGGTTCAAACCACTCCCCACAATGCGGACACTTGATTTTCTTAGGCTCTTTTTCTTCCTGCTCCGGGGCGGGAGCAAACAAATCATCAAGCGCAGAAGTATCTGCGAAGGTGAATTTCAGCCCGCTCAAATCCACTCCCTCAATTTCCAACGCGGCGATTTCTTCTTCCAGCTTGCCAAAGTCCCAGCCAGACAGCTCTGCCGTCCTGTTGTGCCGGATAGCGTAGTCCCTGCGCTGTGTGTCCGTCAGGTGGTCAAGCCTGATGCACGGGACTTTATCAAGCCCCAGTTCCTTCGCGGCGATCTGCCGCCCGTGACCCTCGACAATGATGTTCTTTTCTCCCCAAATG